CAAGATGGTCTTTGTACTTGCGATATTCAGATTTCTTTTTTCTTCCTGTTTTCTTAGCTCCCACACCATTCTCTTTCCTTTAAGTTTAGACATAACCGAACACGTTGGTTATGTCCTACGTTCGTTCCTCATTCACCCACCACGTCACGGTTATATGATTTTATTTGGATGTTTCCTGCTAAGTTTGCACCCTACTTCATTTATTAGTTTTGACATAGGCTCAATGCTTTCTTCGTCAGATTTACTAAGAGCCATCCTTTGTATAAGCCGTAAAGTTTCTAGTTCAAAATATTGTTGTTCAAATTCTGTAAAATTATTCAGAACCCTTTGGGCGTGAACGTACTTTGTATCAACTTTCATTTTTATATCCTTTCATAACAAAACCGTTGGTGATGATGCTACGCACCCACCACGTCACGGTTAAATTGATTTGAGAGCCTTGCACCCTTCAATGATACAAAGCATCTCTTTCTTCTTTCCACGCTTCCAGCGACTCTCTAAAGTCCCTTTTTGAATCTCTGAGATTTCAACAACTTCTTTGAGTGTAATCCCGTTTTCTTTGCAAAACCAACCGAGAGTCATTATTCCCCCCTCGTTGTGGCTTCTTTTACTCCACCGAGCCAAGAGATAAACCCACCCCATTTTGGAGCCGTCTCTATGTCTTTCTCACCCCTAACAACAACCGCATAATTGCCACGGTTTACATCGTTAAATATTGCGTATCTTCTTACTGGTAGCTTTATCATATTTTCTCCAAGACCTGGGAGCCTTTCGGCTCCCTTTGTGTTATGCTTCGATTGTTGTTCCGTATGGTGTGTTTACCGTTTCCCTTTCAGATTGTATACTTCTGTCGATTCTCATTCTCTTCTCACCGTATACAGTTTTAAATGTTGCCATTTTCGCTGTTACCTTAATACATTCGATTGAGTAAGGGTTTCCATTTGTTGAATACTCGTTGTAAGTTTTTCCTGCTTCGAACTTTTTCATTTTCATTTCCTTGTTTTGGTTAGTGTTTCACTCTCAACACTAATAATATATATAATAATTATACTTAATGCAAAAAAAAGATTAATTATTATACTTTTATTTTAGAATCGGCCATAACAAGGCGTTTGGTGATGACGGTTCCCGCCCACCAACTTTGCGTTATCTAAAAAAACTCTCAATTGATTTGTAATAAGTGCTTTCTTTGTCAAACTCAAAAAACATTTGAGCAGTCAGCGGAAACTTGCCATCAACACCTTCTATGCCTGTCGTCTTATCTGGGTGCGTAAAGTCAATAAACATTATCACCCCTTTTTCTGTTTCTTCAAAACTGATATTGCTTGAAACATCTTCTATATTCACTATTACTTCCTTTCATAACGACCTGTTGGTGGGTGGAGGTACGACATCAACACCAACAGGTCGTTATTTGTTTTTATGAAACCACTCTTGGTCTGCGTGTAATACAACCATACTTGTTTTTGTATGCCCAAGTATACCAATAAAACAAGATTCTCCGAGTTTCTTTTTAGGAAACTCTCTTTCCATTTTGTCTGCCAAGTCTCTAAGTTCTTTAGGAGACATTGTTATTATTACTTTGTTTTCTTCGTGAGCACTTGCCATGATATAACCTTTCGTTTCGTTTGTCTTCTCTCGTTCCTCGCTGGAAATTCGATTTGAAACACCCTCGTGTATCATCGCTTGGATTGCAACAGCCTCACTTTCTCAAGGAATTCATCTATTTTAAAATGCCTCTAAGCACTCTTTTTGCCATGCACACGAATAATTCAAACATTCAATTTCAGAAAAACAGTCTGGCTTCCCGTCTTCTTTAGTGATAACGCAACCATTCTTTGCAAATGCAAGAGGTTCGCTTTGTTGGTTAATTTCGTTCAATTTTCCCCCTTTAAAAATCCCCCTCCGCCCTGTAATTTTAAGCTACAAATACATCTATGAGTATTCGGTTCTAAAAAGTGGAGAGGGAGTTTTTTTAAATTTAATCCCAATCAACATCATCAATTTTACACATCAGATTACACTCAGGGCATTCAATCCACTCATGCATCCAATCAATAGGCTCTCCCAAAAGAGCAATAATCTCGATGTAGTCTACATTAATATCCTCTTCACAATGAGGGCACTCAAAGCTTACTTTGATTGGGGTTTGAACTATTGTTACATCAACCTTACTCATTAAATCTCCTAACTAACATAAACAGGAACACCGCAAACCTTCTGCACTTCCTCTTTAAAATAAGATTCACTCGAATTTCCATCTGACAAATGAATGAGATGAACTTCCACCAACTTTGATTTATTCATCTCTTTTACCCACTTGCAACACTTTTCAAGAGACAAATGAGTCTGCATAGTCCTTTCTTTATGTCTACAATTAGGATCCATAGTAGGAATAGACCAATTAGCCTCAATCATCAAATGAGTAACACCTGGAATATTGTAATTAACATCTCTCGTATCAGTTATATAAACCAATCTCTCTGTATCGATATCAACAATAAACCCAGTTGGCTCTTTCCCATCATGAACCAGGTCTATTAATTTAATATGGTCTGACAGTGGAGTCTCAATAATATCTAAAGCATCGGCAGTGCCACCAGAGCAAAATATAGGTATTCCACTCTGATATACATTTCTCACACTTTGACAATGATCTCCATGTTCATGAGATATGAGACAAAAATCAGGGAGTTTAAAATTCAACCCTTTTAAGATTTGCGTCCATCTTAAGCCACATTCTATTAAGAATCTAACTTCACTCATTTCAACTATATAAGCGTTGCCACTTGAACCACTGCCTAAAGTGGTTATAGTAGCCATTAAAAGCCCCTTTCTTCATCTTCTATAGGCTGTTTAACTTCTTGAGTTTTTGGAACTTCTACTTTTGCTTCCGGTATATCTTCTATTTCTGGTAACACCTCATCTTCATTGTCAGAAACAAGGGCTTTTTGCATTTCTATTGAGAGTGGGCCATAATTTTTTAATAGCATTTTTAGCACAGTTTTATTACCCATAGCATCACGACCTGTCGACCAAGGGGAAGATTTATACCTCTTACTTAAATCATATTTATAGGCCTGAGAATATTTTTTTGCGTGGTTCTCCACCTGGTCATATGTCATAAATCCGGTTGCTTCATATCCTGATATTAGAGTGATTTTTGCATAATACCCGAATGGTTGACCACCTGTAAATCTTTCAGATGTAGATTTAAACCCCTTTACGAAAGTGAATTCCCCTGAAACCGGATTGTATGAATCTATTTCATCGGTGTAAACAGGTGTTGCTCTTATGCTTTTATACTCTTTTGACCTAAGAGCAAGCTGAACAAAACCTCTCCATCCTAATTGAAATTGAGCTTGACCCTTGTACGGAACCAGATAGGCACAACCAAGCTCTTTGTCAATAGGGAGGTTTAAAACAGCTGCTTTAATCGCTGCAGCCCAAATACTATTTGCATCACAATTAACAAGCTGTTTGTTGTCAGTGCAAATACTCAATACAGAAGCCATAAAAGAAGCAGAGTCAACACTTAAATCATTGAGCCTCTTTATCATAGCCGGACTCTGAGAAATTGCCTTAATTGCAGGTAAATTGCCTTGATTATTATGTGTCATGCCTAAGCCTCTACTATTTCAGTTTCAAGTTCAGCACCTTCAACCACATACAATTTTATAGTTTGCGAATCAGTACTCTCTATATTAGTGTTGCATTCAGCATTATCAATAAACAGAGGAAAATTAACACCTTTTTCTCTTGAGATAGTGTTTATTATATCAATGCCACAATTCATTTTCATAGCAGTGTTAAGTTTTTCATATTCGATACCATCAACAACAGGAATACAACAAGGAGCAATACCTCCATTAACCTGAGTTTCAAACAATTTCCAATTAGTAAAAGAGAACCTGCTATTTAAAGATGATTCTGTCTTTTCAATAATACCTTTGATTTCATCTTCCAGTCTGAAGAGATCATTTTCACAATCAGCGATATTCTGCCCGTTTTGCAGTTGTTCTTCGTGAAGTTCAGAAATTCTTGAGGTTGTAGTATCATTTTGCCTCTGCTTTTCTTGGAGCTCAACCAGTGACTCTATAGCCTCTTCAAAACACTGAATATCTTCATCTATCTTTTCTATTTTAGAAGAGTAAGCACTGTGTTTGTTATCTAGCTGTGTTTGCAATTCTTCAATCTCTTTAGTTAGTACATTAACTCTTTCTTGTCGCTCTGGATTGACAACTGGAGTGAAAGCGGGAGGATTTTTGATCTTATTTTTCAAATCCTTTATTTCTTCACTTTCTGGAGTATTTTCAAGAGTTATTAATTCAGGAATAACAACTGATTCAAGCTCTGACTCAAGAGTAGCTATTCCTAATCCAATTGCTGAAATTAAGTCTTCAGAAGCTATTATTTTTGCAGTAAGAGCTATGCCCCTTGAAGTAATATTCTCCAGCTCGGTAGACCTATTAAGATTAAACGAGGCCTTTGCAGCTTCTACCTTTTCAGCAGGAAGCTCTCTTTTACAAGTTGGGCAAGATGTCTCACCATTGTACTCAGAAGCTTTCTCTTGATCCCAAAGCCTACGCAAATTTGATCTCAATTCAAGATGATCATTGAGCTCTGACCTTGCAACTCCAAGATTTCTCTTTTCATTGTTAATGTTAGTTTGAATTCTATCTTTTAATCGAAGAGCTTCTTGTCTTCCTTTATTCTTTTCAGAACTCTCAAGATCTTTGTTGTCTTGAGCCTCTTGCTGAAGATTAATTAATTTATTGCTAAGCTCAATAGATTCAGAATTATAAATATTTAATTGAGCTTGGTTATCAATACCAATCTGATTATTAATATCATTTTTCTCAATTTGTTTATTGGAAATACTATCTTTAATTACTGAGAATTCACCACCATTCTCAATAGCAGCTTTTTCATTTTGAGAATTTTGCAATTTAATTTTATAGCTAGCTAATTCTTTAGAATCAAACTCCACCTTTTCAATTGAATTATTTAATTCATCAATTCTTGGCCCATATTCCTGAGAACTCTTTTTAAGAAGAGACATTCTACTTTTAACCTTGGCTATCTCTTCAGATTTCTCTTTTAATTGGTCGCCCTCATTCTCCATCAAGAAAGCTCTTCTCTTTTTCCAATCAAGATTAATAAAAGCGTCAACCTTAGAGAGAATTTTAAATAATTCTATATCTCCAAACATTCCATTAACTCTTCTAGTAAACTCTTTTTGAGAAACCGGAAGACCATCAATCTCATAAGTAGAGCTATGCCCCTTAAATTCTTCTTGAGACCTACCTTTTACAGTATTCCAATTCTCTTTTACAGTACGAGAAAAAGAAACACCATCAACAACAGCACTTGCAAAGATGTCTGTTTTTCTTTGGAGTTTCCCGTCAACAATAGGCTTAGGATATTCAATTTTTGAACTATTCCCACAACGACTAAAAAAGAGCCAAGTAAAACCTTCTAAAAGAGTACTCTTTCCCTTTTCGTTGTCTCCTGTGACTTTGGTTTTTTTGCCAAACTCGACAACTAAATGGGGAAAACACTTGAAGTTTTTAAGCTCCATTCCTGATAAATACATATTCATTCCTTCGTTAAAAATTAATGTACGAATTCAATATACTTTAAGTTTATTAGTTTTGCACGATTTTATTTAATTAATTTGTGGAGCAGTAAGAAAACGCCTGAATCCTCTTGTTAATATTGTATGAGCATATTCTAGAGGTGTGAATTTTTCGTAGTACCTATAAACCCAAACAGAATAATACATACTGCCCGGACTGCAAAACATCTTAATCTTCAGAATACAACACCCTTTCTCAATTAGAATTTTTATTACTTTTGCGGTAAATTTTTTAGCTTTTTCTTTTTCAATGAATTCTATTTCTGACCATTTCACCTCAAAACCCCACATTCTCCACAATGACTATCATTAGACGTATAACAACCACACCTCGGACAAGAAGAAACATTGTCTTTTAAGATTGTTTTTAGGAAATTTATTATTTTATTTATCATCTAAAAGGTTCCAAATTTCTGTCAAGTTCTAGTTCAAGAGTGTCTGTTATTGTTTTAATTATTTCGTTTTTAAGCCCAAACGGATATCTTTTCCATTTATTGTAGTGTCTTTGCAACCTAAAAGGCCTTAAATTCACATTTATCTCAAATCCTACATTACCATCTACGATATAATTATCCTTACCAAAATCAACAGTAATAGGACATTCTCCAATAATATCATGAATAACACCTTTAAGCCTATCATTCACACTTTTTACTTCTATGTCTTTTAGCTCTCTAAGGTCTTCAATCTCATCTTTAAGCTCTGCAATTTCAGCCTTCAATTTTCTCTTTTGATTTCTTCCGAATCTTTTACTCATTTTTCCTCTTTCTTAAAGTGAATCCTATAATACTGATCATCCCAACCATCAATATAGCAACCGCCAATATCAATATTTTCAATCTTAAATGTTGTCGTTGTAGAAGTGTATCCTCTTGCAAATCTTACATGAGTATACTCATCTCTCTTATCCCATATAATTCTCTTCCACCTATCTGATATAGCTCTAAATTCAGTTGTCTTATTTCCTATTGTAGATTCGTCATACCATTGATAAGTAAGAACGAGGTGCAGTATTTTCATTCTTCCTCTTTCCTCTCTTCCAAAATCAGGCTAATTCTAAATTTTGTGAAGAGCATTAGTGATATTATTAGGATTATGATTGGCATTATTTTGTCCATTGTTCAGCCATAGCCTTAGCCATTCCTGGAAAAGTTTTACTTCTCAATTTAGACCTTTCCTGGCCTGGTGGCATTCTATGAATAAAAGACCATTCTTTATATTCTTCAGTTCCACTCTTTGGAGGAACTAATTTATTAGTTGGAACTAATGGTTCTAATCCGTATAGCTCCCAACCAGTAGCTTTAAAAGCCTTATCTCCAAACCACCACGGCTGCACAATATTTCTCTTAATATTTCCGATAGCCTCCTTTGCATATTTGTGCATAATTGGGTTCTCTATTGCTTTTAATTTTATTGGTGCACTCCTAATGGCTTTATAAAACTCAACACCATCAAAAAATTCTCTCCATATTTCAACAAGAGTTTTGCTTTTAGGAGGATCTTTAAGCCATCTTACTCCGGCATTAGTTAGCCTTGTACATGGAGGGTGTGCAATCATCATATCCCAACCTCCTTTCATTTCTACAAACTCCCCTGCCTCGGTCCAAAAATTAATAGAATTTTCAGAAAACATCCCATCATAACTAGGCTTTAAAACTTCTAATACATTTCTCTTTATATGCCATTCAGGATGCCCCCCCGAACACGGTTCTATATCACAAGAAAAAGCTTCATGCCCTAGCTTCCTAAGTTCAATAGTTACGGCTTGAGACTCTTCACAGGCAACTAGAATTTTCATCTCAACTCCTCAACCAATTCACTAGTTCCAACCCTGCCAAGACCACTCATCTCATCAACAACAGATTCACGATGATCCTTAAACATTAAATTTCTAGAAATAGCTTCTTCCTTAGACATCCATAGAGGCCCATTTTCGAGCCGTTGTTGCATCATAGAGGAGTCTATTACCTCAACTAGTCCCAACTTAACATTTTGAATGACCTTTGACTTTCTCAGAGAAGATCTATTCTCATTTGAATTACTGCTTTTACTATATCCACCCAAACTACATACTTTTTGATAGGCTTCTTTTGCTGCTTTCTGAGATTCAACTTTCTCTTCTTTGGTTAGAGGTTTTCTAGTAAATGGTTTATACACGCCTTTCAATCTCTGATTCGTAGCATTTTCTCTTAATTTTCTATTGATCATATCCTGATAATAAAAATGATTAGGTGTTTTATTGTCTCTCCAGTGTTTAAGGATCTCCAGCCAAACAGCTTTTCTATCTTCCTCAAATTCAAGAGCAGAATTAAACAGATTAGTTGTTATTTGGATATAGATCTTTGGAAAAGATGGATCAAACCAGTTATTTAAATCGGCTAGGTGCTGTATGTTATCTAATGTTTCTTCTTCTGTCATGTGAGCTTAACCTTTCTTCGATTAGGTTTAGATTCTTTCTCAAAAGAGAAAAATTTGTTTTCATTGTGGAGATTATTCGCGTATTCATCGAAGGATTTATTAAAGAAATCAAATATTGAATAACCTCTTTTCCAGCCTTTCCACGTTTTAGGATTTTCTTGAATTTGTTGATAAAATTTTATGGTTGATTTAACATGAGTAAAACCATACTCTTTTATTTTTTTACAGATACCCCGGGTAAGAACCGGGTTAGGCCTTACATTTTGTTTTGTTGTCTTTTCCCAATAATCAATAATTTCTGATTCTTGACTTTCGACAGGTGGAACAAGAGATAGCTCTTCTTGTTTTGCTAAACCAAGTATTTCCTCTTCAGTTTTGAGAGAGTAGTTTTCTTTGTTTATTTCTTCTCTCTCCTTACTCTCACCTAACTCTATCTCTAACCTATCTCTAACCTTACCTGTGTCTCCATTTTGTATACATTTTGTATCCATGTTCACAAGGTACTGTTTATCAACCTCTTGCAACTTTCTAAATTCTTCAATGTAGATTGTTTTTTCATATCGATCTTTTTGTATGTAATTATGTATTTTCCAATGCTTAATTACACAGATTCCAGATTCAAAAGGAATAACAAATTGTTTTGCCTCAAGAACTCTCATATCATCTTTTGAACAACTTACGACTCTCATTATCTTATTAGGATTAGAGATAAAACCATCATCATCGGCTCTCATTGACAAATGGAAATAGAGATTTTGAGCAGTTGGAGACATATCAAGAAATAGATCAGTATCTATTATTTTAAGTGAAAACATTCTTCTTTGTGCCATTAATCCTCCATTGACCTATCAGCTGGGCATTTATCCATTCTCTGGATAAATTCATCTTCTTTAAGGTTGGGATGAGAACAATGATCTGCAGTCATTCCAGAAGCCCACCACTTTGCACCGCCTGAACCACATTGTACAGAAGTGTGATAACAGCAACGATTACACATCCTCTTATCCTTCTTCTTCATAAAAACTCCTTAAAACAAAAAAGGCTCTCAAAAAAACGATGATAAAGGGTGGTTTAGTCCCATGCAGAGCACAACTGCATTTCATCGCTTATTTAAAAGCCTGTTAATTTCTGTGCTGTGTCAAATAATACCAGAAGAACCACCGACTGATATTTTAATATATATAATTTTTTGAGAGAATGTTGGTTAAAAGCTTAATGGGCCTTCTTTATAAAGATTACAATTAGTCTGCAACTTAGCCCCGTCTTCACCATCAAAGCATAATTTAATCTGTCTCACTTTCAACCTCCCCACATCCATCATAATTCATACTCTTACCACGCTCACAGGATTTATTTTTTATTGCCAATTCCTCGTGTTTGCAATAAATACAAGCCCAGTCATGATTATCAAAACATGGATTTTTTACTGAGAATTCACTTTTTTCAACCTCTTTTTTCTTAAAAGAATCCCAGCAGAGGAAAACTATTACAAAGACGAACATGCCGTAAAAGATTAATCCAAATGTCATTGGATTTGTTAGTATTTGATTGTAGTTATTCATTATGATACCTCCCGAGTATTTTCTAATAAATCATCAGGGTATCTATCGACACACAATTTTGCATTCTCAGGAGCTCCAGCGGTTAAATAACAAACTCTCCCTCTTGCTGTATATTGCCCGTGTTCTCCATGACTACACAGCCCCTTTTTATAGCAGGGGCATAATTTAGCTTTATGGCTCATTTTAAGCATATCTTTTGCGAGTTTTTGAGCTTTGTTCGTTAGCTCGATTAATTTTGACATTACTTTTTTCTCCTAATTTCATTTTGGTAAAGTCTCTCTATTGCATCCAGATAAATCTTCTTTACTGGAACTCCCCAATTTACCCAGCGCCCTATTTGTCTGTCTGTAACACCGAGTAGTTTAGCTACATTTTTCTGAGAACCGATTACTCTTATTTTTCGTTTGAGTCTATCGAGTCTCTCTCTTTCTTTTTTAGAGAAATTTCTGTCTTTTAATGGTCTTGCCATTTAATCTCCTTGTTTAATCTTTCGGTTGGTTGTGTCATTGTTCCTCTGCAAACCACCGAGTCGTTATATAGTTTCAATTGACTTTTTTCTATACTCTTGGTAAAGCTCTTTTAGTCTGTTAATTTCAAGGTTTGCAGATGCTATTCTGTTTGTAACAAAACTATTCTTTACGTCAACAAATGTTTCCTCGTTTTTAGTTATTGAGTAGCTAAAAACTATTTCCTTATGATAAAGTATTACCATAAATGATAGATCATAATCGGTATGCTTTTCAAACAGCTCCTCAATTTTAAGAAGTGTGTCGTACATAATTACCTCTTTATTCATAACCTGCTGTTTGGTGAAGATGTCGTACCTCCACCCACCACACGGCGCGTTAAATACTATATCAATATACTTTAAGTTTAATAAAAAGGCACGATTTATTTTCAAATAAACACAAAAAGGCCTCATCTTTTTACAGATGAAGCCTTTAAGGTATCCACACATTAACCACCACTAACGAACAGTATCAATATATAAAATGTTTTTAGATTAGTCAACTCTAATAGTGTTAGGGTGAACTTGAACATGTAAATGCAGGCCTTGACCTACATCATGCAAAAGGGCGCACTTCATCTTAGGTCTTTTGGGGTCATATGACCATTTTTTATTAATTGTACTTTCAAGCAATCTACCAACTACGATATTTTTAGTCCTAAAATCAATCCCTCTTAATGGAAGTTGTCCGTGGACTCCATCGTCTCCAATGCGAAATAAGCTGGTAATAGTGAGCTCTACACCTGTCTCTTTTTCAACTTCAGTACAGATAGTTCTTAATGTAGGATTAATAAACTCTAAATTTGCAATATCTATTTTCATCTAACCACTCTTTTCATTTTGCATCTTACTAAATATTCGTAACCTCTACCATCTCGATACATTTTCCAACCAACAGAGCGAGTATTTACACCCAGCTTGAGAAAGTTGGCCACCACCTTCTTAATACCTTCAAATATACAGAGCTTTTTAAAATATTCATTACCCTCTTTCCATGCTGATTTTGTTGGCGCGGGCCGTGAACAACCTTCTTCTAATATCTGTTCTTCTAGCAGTCTACCAGCTCCTAAACCATCATGACAAGCTGAAGGGATATATCCTCTTGGATCATCATTGTCTGGAAATTTAACAAGAAACAAGAGCCACCAAGGACGCTTACCCCTTATTGGCAAAGGAATGCTCATAATATCCCAAACAAAACCAGGTTCAAAATAAAATGTATCGATATATAAATCGCTAGTAACTTCTACTTCTACATGTGAAGTCAAAACATAGAATATTTGTTTATAAGAAAAAGGTATTTCATGCCGAAAAGGGAGATCTTTACCATAATTTTCTTTAAAAAATATCCTCTGTTCATCATATCTCTCTTTTTGAAGAGGGAATTTTATAAACTCCCCCTTTTGCGTTATTGATTGTATTTTCATTTCAGCAACCTCATAAATAATTTAGTATTTGATTTGATTTCAATCTTATTCTCGCCTATATCTTTTGCATTACTTGCAACATCTGACTCATTTTTAAGAGATCTTACTTTGGTCTCATTTTGAGACGCTATTATTGTTTGAAGTTGCTCGGATATAGTAGGACCATCAAAAAAATGATCTCCTATCTTACCCATACCATATAAAATAACAGCAGTGAGCAATGTGACTAAAAATGTTGTCCTTTTTTTGTTCATGATTCCTCTTTTGTTAAATTATTGTTGTCTTACTGAAGTGGTAACGGTACAACCTGTATAAGTGCTACCAGAAGCACCGTTAAAGCCAAATTCCACTTCATCACCAGCAGATACATTGATACTTAATGGATAAAATGTATTGTGCAAAGTTGCAGAAGTTACAGTACCAAGAGATACGGGAGTACCCCCGTTAATCCTATAATACGCTGTCGCATTATCTGCCATTGCATCAAATTGAAAAGTTGCTGAAGTTATTTTACTGTTTAGGGCAACTATTACACCAGATCCGGCTTGAAGAGTTGCATTATCTTCGGTCCATCTGGTATATGGTATCCACGCAGTCCCGCCACCATAACCGCCTGCAAAGCCTTCTCTCCCAAAAGTAAGCGATAATTGTAAAGAGTTGACTATTGCAGTATCTACCCATTCAGTAGTTGCAACGGCTTTTGCCCCTGCTGCAGTTATGTTGGTGGTTGTAGAAGCAGGAAGCGTCGCTATTCCATTGTGATCTAATTGATATATTGTTGCCCATGAAAAAGAATTATCAGCGGTTCCAGATGCTGAATTCTGAACCAAGAATCCCGAAACTGGATCAATTACATTTCTTATAGACCTGCCATCCATTATATGTTTATAAGCACCATCGAAATACGTATTACTCCACATATCCAAACTGGCTATATCTGATCTACCCGCAACGGTTCCGCCTTCCATTTCTACAGGGGTAAATACTGAAGTTGTTTGTAAAATTGATGTACCTACAGATATTCCGCTCACATTTACTATATCTAAATCACCCCCATCATTTCCAGTTTGTAAAACTTGGCTGAGATTTTGAGAACCTGGACCCGCTGATATTCCTGTCGCAATCCCCCCAACAGGATAATCAAACAATGTTAATAGAGTTGGGTCTATGTACTGCAATGTTCCATTAGCTTTGAAAATACATGATCCAACTATGGCAGCATCGCGGAAAACATCGCTATCTATTATAAGACCAGTTCTCTCACCCCCTATACCGTCTCGCGCATCTTGAACAGAGTTATATACCTCTTGGCCCATTATAGACAATACGTTTTGTGTGGCACCATCGGCTACAAAAAAATGACATGCAACATAGTCATTTACCGGTACAATTGCAATTTTGAAATAACCATTAACCAGAGAGTCATAAACTAGTCTCCCGGTGGCACCAATCCCCAACTCAACATCTGTAAAATACGGAACACCTGAACCAGTTTGAGAAGCCATTACCCAGTTTTTACCAGCATCATCAAGAGAGTCCTGATAGTATTTTACCCATGTTTTAGCACTACTATCTACAGCGATAAACTCAAATCTCTTATCCCGTGAAGTGTAATACACTCCTCCAGAATGGCCTATTGAATTACTGCCAACTGAACCGGTGAACAATACCGCCTCATTAGCAATAAGCGACTTCGTTTCATATGAGGCCTCGTTTTCAATCTCGTTAGCCTGTGATGCTTCAATTCTGTTTACAGTGGCTATTGATTGACCTAATGCAACATCGTATCGCATAAAGGGGCCTAAATTATAATTCCTTATGGAATTAATAGATACGCTAGTCTCACTTTGGAAAGCACCTGTGCTATCCTGGTACGTCCACACCCATTGATTTAGGTTGGGTACCTGGTACGACAAAGCCGGATCACCATTAGGATAACGAAAAAGATTGCCTCCTGAATAAAACTCAACTGTATCCGTAGTACTGGTGATTGAAATGGTTCTGGTTGGATTGTCGAAAGTGGAAATAATTGTATATGGTTCTGTATATCCTTTTACAATTTTTCTTAATGGGGCTGTGATTAATCTACTTTCAAGAATATTCTTATTGACTGTTGCTGTGTTGGTGACATCTGCATTATATGTGGCAGTATCGTTAGTATTAGAGCAAAGAGTATTATTAACATCAATCGTATTTCTACCATTAGGAGATTTTAAATATGCTGATCCGGTAGAAGAAGCACTAATCATTATTTGCTCTTCAACCTCATAAGCGAACGAAGTAGGAACAATATTAATATTTGAGTTATCACCATCTTTATCTACTGCCAGATTAATAGTTGATTGCTGAAGAGAAGCAACCGTTCCAGATGAAGGATTGCCAGAAGGAGCAATGAACATTGTATTATCTGGTGTAGACGGTTTAATCATCGGCACACCATCTATAGAAACAGGATTTACACCTGATTCAACTGTAGGTGTTAGAATTATACCACCGTCATGCTCAGCTGTAATTAAAGAGGTTCCAGACTGCATGCCTGTTGAAAAATCACTTATCCCAAAGCGCCCCCTTTCAATCCCTAAACTATCCTCTTTTTTGAGGTAAGTGATATAGGCACCTTTGTACAAATCAATAATGGTGTTGTTACTGGTAATCGTCCTCCAAAGGTCAAACCCTCCAGTTTTCCCTTTTAAGTTTAGGTAAGATTCGTCTAAATTATTTGTATTTGCAAATACTATCTCACCTTCGTTTTCTGAAGAAACAATCCTCAACAATCCAACATCTATAACTTCAACACCGCTAACAACAGTTGTTTTATTCGCATCATTTGGAGATATAGTTATAGTCCCATCAGAATTACACTCCACAAAAGCATCTGCAAATTTTATTATCGGCAGTGTATCAGTTCCGGAAAATGGAAGAGTATAAACAGTATCGTTATATCTCATCACTAAAACTGAATCAGCAAGGGCAGCCCCCCACTGATTATTAATAAGCTTTGGGAATATCTCGGAAACTGTCCAATTGCCCATTAATCTTTTTACATTTGCATTTGTATTGGCTGATTCAACGCTGAATACCAGTAATACTAAAATTAGTAATAATAATTTTTTCATTTATTCCGCTCCCTCAGTTATTGTGTCTAAATTTGTCGCATCTTCAGTTATTGTATCTACAAAACCTTCACCCTCAGTAATTGTATCTATTATTGTTATATCTCCACCTGGTGTAATATTGCCTCTCATTGCTGCAGTAATTGAAACTGTTGGTTTATCGCTGATGTCTATTGATAGATTTGTGATAATGCCTTTATGATAATCTGTTGGCCCGGTGGTAATTGTTGGTATGTCCATTCTTATTTTAGAGCCATGACCAAGGCTGTTTTTTATATAAACATCTAATCCAATTTTGAAAGTAGCATCATATCGTTCATCAACCACCAATCCTTCTTGTATCTCATCATATCTGACCCCCTGCCATGCAAATAAATCTTGAAAATAACTGAGTGCTCCAGCCTCATCTTTTATTAATTTTACTTGCCCTATTTCATCAGGAAGAGTATTTATTATTTTATATGTTTCGTGTAATTTATGTCCAAGAGCCCAAAGGTCATTAGCAACAACAGGATCACTAACACCAGCAACGAAAGTTTCAGAATATACAGGGTTGTCTACATTTGAAATAGAGATACTATTTCTATAAGTTTTGGAATTTTCATCATAATTGTATTGTATAGTCCCCTGACAAAAGATATCTACAAAGAGAGTTTTAGAAAATTTAATACTATCTTTTATATCGAAATACTGGACCAAAAAACCATCATCTGCAGTTATTGCCGGAATCATAGGAAATATTTTCTCTATTCCGTTATCGCTAATAGTTCCCATTGCCCACATTAATTTACTAAGCTCCTTTTTCATAGCTTTAGTATTCATCTCGTTATATGTGAGCTTTTGGCCCTCTATTTTTGCATTTGGTGCAAGCTCTGGATTGTTAGTTCCACCATAATTTACAGATGAGTCTACATAGTCAGACCAAGACAAAACACTTGGATACTCAGAGCCCCATCCATTATTAGGCTTATTTATTCCGTGAACACTTAAATTTTGAAGCCTACAAATATGATCATAAAATAAATTACCATAATCATTAGGTTGATCTCTTGTGATAAATCCACCATCAAAAGCACGGCCGACATAGTCAAAAGAGGTTTTTGAAGCTTGAATTTCATATTGTCCAGAAAAAGAAATCTCTTCTATTGTTAGGTCAATATTGCCCATAGTAACAAAGCCCGTACCAATGGCACCAACAGCTAAAAAGAAACTTGATTGATTGTCAAATATATAGTCCTCAACATCAAATATTAGAGAATCTTTTCTTGTAAGCATATCAGAATTCATTAATTTATCAGTGAGATTCGGTGTTACGTAGTCATAATTTTTTCTGATATCTGATATGTCAATCGGATTACCTGCATTTGGTGGATATAAATTTCTAACGAAATAATTAGAACCACCCGGTGCACTTGGATCATTCCCATCTGTATTACTCATATCATCAATATATTTATAGTCTACAACCTCCCAACCTCGAAAGGTGTTAACTATTAGAGCGATGTATTTTCCAACTCCAACACGTGTACTACTTGAATTTGTAGCTTCTAAAATAATAGATGAAGTGAAGTATAGAGATGATGGTTTTTTTGAAAACTCTGGCATACCGATTTTAAATAAACAGGAACTTTTTGTAATATTGTCATTGCCTATACTGTAATTTCTCGCGTTGTAATTTGTAGATACATCTTTATCAATAATCAGAGAAAGTGACGCTTCAGGATCGGTATCAACTATAAAAGTTCCGCCTGATTCTTCAGACCATACAGAATTACCTTTGTGTAAAGAGTCTTCAAATACGAAAAAAGGTTGAAGTTCTGCTGGAAAATCATCAACAACCAAACCTTCAATATCATCAGGTTCGGCCCACTTTAAAGAGACAGGCACAGTATCAGTATCAAATGTTCCTAGTGAAATATCGCGCTCACCCTTTTCGTTGCTCTGAATCATCTTGTCTTTTACGTTTGTGAAGCCTCCGCCATACTCAGGAGCCTCTAAAAATCCTGCATCCTCATCATATATAAAAGATTCTCCAGCATAGCCATAGCGAGTATTAGGAAAACCATCCATTTGTACGAATTTGTCAAGAGTAATAAATTTTACTAAACTGTATTCATAACCATCAAGAGATGAATCTACCAGTGTGTCATATTTTTCGTATTCTTCTCCAATAATTCCATCAACAGTTTTATTTTGAGTTCCAGCTACAAGTATTCCCTGGACAAATGATCCTAAATAAGTTACTATTGAGGATGGAGAGCCATCAACCTGATTGCTCCCATTCGGATTAAATGGGAATATTTCACCTTCACCACTGCCATTTATCACTTCTACATAAACAGGTATTTCACTATTTTCTAACAATTCCAAATATGTTATCATCTGGAAAGCAGTTAAACTTTTATTGACACATGAAACTCTTAAATGATCGTAAAAAGACTCATTCACTTTCCATATAAGTAAATCTTCAAAACTTGGGTGCAGTATATCTTCACTGCCATTATCAACATATACACCTTTTGCTTTTTCAATAAACTCTGTATTGTCACTATTTGCAGGACCAATAAAAACAGGCTTATAAATATCAGTATCAGGTATCAAATAAGAAGCTGGTGATTCGTAGCCTTTTGATAGTGATTCTGTTTTTATGGTCATTAGGTCAAATTGAGGGTCTACACTGGTTACTATCCCAGTGTAAAATTTACCGCTTAATGAACCACCGAAATAATCATAATCATAAATTATAGTTACTTTTTCACTTGAAATAGAGAGGTCTAAAGTTTTTAACTCTTCAATTAATCCAAAATTATTACTGATATTTAAAGTGATATTGTTTAGAGTTGCATAGTTCCCAACTCTTCTTATATCTACAGACTTAGAAATAGAAGATACCCACTTTTTAGAAAGTACACCTTGAAGAGCTGGCTTACCGTTTATTGTACTTGATGATTCAGTAAAACGTAAAACTCCATCGTATAATCCTATAGAAGGATCGTTATCAATAGATGATTTTATACTTATCTCTACACCAATAACTAAACGATCATTATAAGCCATTATGAAATTACTCCAACTAATTGCAATTTAACAGTAATTCTCACCTCATTGTAAAGAGCGTGAACAACATCAATCTCCTCATCAGATATTATAACCTCAAACACGGAATTATCTTTATATAGCTGCCCAAAAGGAGCAAATATTGAGGGGGTTGTCATTGTATAAACTCCATCTCTTTTAGTAGTAAGGAGATTAAGGAATTTAATTGAAGCTTCTAAATCTGTCTTAACTGTAAAAGTGTTTTCTTCTAAAAATGGAACCTCCTCACGATCAACAGCACTATAATTACCATTTAAAGGATTGCCATTTTGAACTTCATTAAGAGTTAAATCAAAATCATTTTCTGGAAAAGGTAAATTCATAGAATCAAGACTCCATGAAGTACGAGCCAAATAGCAAGGTGTTTCGCTTCCTGGTAATCTAGCAAGGACACTGTAAATGTTCTTATATGCTGGAATTGCTTTTAATTGGAATTTATTTATATTTCCATAATCATCTGCTTTGGTTTTTTCAGTAGCACTTTCTAACACAAAAGAAATTTCACCTTCGTCTTCATAGTCAAGCAATGGTGTAAATGGGAATACTCCGACATAGCCAGTTTCTGTAAATTTAGGCCTATCTGGTAATTTTAATTCTTGGTGGAGCACTTCAGAGTTTGCCTGATCTACTTCTATGTTAAAAGTAGCAGTATAATTATCATACTTATCACCCATATCACGCCACGATATTTTACCGCCTGATAATTTGCTCTTTACCATGCCAAGTTTAATTTTATTTGAAACCGGGAAAACCACAGTACAATCCACCAGCTTATTTACTGCTGGTGGATTGTGTGGAGTTCTGCTGTCGAATTGTATTTGGTGCTCAGCCATTATACCACTGCACTAAAAACAACTTTTAACACGTCTACTAATGGAGTCTCACCCATAAGCCTATAACCTGCCTCGTTTGGGTGTAGACCACCAGGCTCTGCATACTCAACTTTTATAGCTGCTGGACTGGCTCCGTCTGAAAGATATAAATCATAGTCAACTACATAAACCCCGCTGCCCGTTAACGTTTTAATCCACGTGTTGAAGTCTTTTCGTGCATCATCTACAGCCAAAGACCAAGCAAATGGTAGTCCAGTACTTAAAATAAGAGGCATCCCTATTTTCCTACACTCAATTATTGCTGATTCAACCAAAGGCTTCATTGCTTCTATTGCATCAATATTGTCTTGATCGGGATTGCCACCGTCTAAATCATTAGGACTAAAAGAAGAGTAAATAATACAGTCAGGATCTAACTTAAAAGCCTCAGAAAGTCTATTTAAAAATGATTTTGTTACCTGAGACGAAGTACCTCTATTACACGCCTGCCATGGAGCGGCTTTTGTTGTAATGGAAGTACAAGCGAAATGAACAGGGGACAGCATCTTAGTATCTGAAAGATTATCTCCATTTGTAATTGAATTGCCTATAGCACATGGGGTTTTGACTTCTACCGATGTTCTATATTGAAGGTCAAAAGCGACAGTGCCAAAAGCATTAGTAGTTAATGAAACAGCATTGTTTGTTGCTGAGTCTCCTGAATCAGACCCACATTCAATAATAACACCATTAGCATCGTTTAACCCCGTTTCCCAGTCACCCTTGGGATGCGAAGTATTTGCTCTCATCGACACCTCATCATTAACCTCTTGGTTTGGTACATAACTTCTAATATATACCAGTTCGTTGTCTGCCCCCCTGTCTAATGTTTCTAAATCCATCCAATCAGAGATGTTGTAAGAAGCCACATCAGGTCTTAATCTAGGTGCACAAGTGATAGATGGCAGCCCATTAAAGGTAACAGGAAGCAATGGATTGACAGGTTTTGTTGCGATAAGAGTATGTGAAGCTATTCCAGTTGAGGAAATTACAACAGGGTTTGGAGATAGATTCCTGTAGATAACTCTTACTTGAGTTACATGTGTTGGAACTGACATGATTGTCTGATAAGTCCTATCCCAAAAGCCTGTTTGATTTGTAGATTCAATATACCCGCTAATAGAGTTTGTACCAACGCGACCATATTTAATAAGAGAATTAACACCACCCTGAGTGAATCCGTCACCAGTAAAATACTGTTGAAAATCGGTGTCGTACACAGTCGTACCGATAGGAAAGGTGAGTAATAACCTTTGTGTTGTCTCCATTGCATATTTGCCATAATCAAGAATCATGAACTTTCTCAATTCGTTATCCTGGAACGCCTGAATCAAATCAGGTGTCGAATCTTTAAGTGCACACCCAGGCGAATCGCCAAACCATGTACAAACATCACAATAAGGCTTACACGAATCACCATCAACAGCATATCCATTAGCCACCCAACCAGCAATATCAACCGTATCAACTAATTGAGAATCTTCACCTTCTTTAGTCATTAACACTTTAATTCTTGACATAACTTTTTACTCCTTTATGCAAACGCTCCACCAAAACGGGAAGACTGCAATTTACCTTGTTCATACGCTATTTCTAATGCTCTGACAGTTCTATCTACGATATCAGTCGCACTCTCTTTAATTTTCTCTACTACAGATTGAGTCGCATTCCCTTCTATGGTAATAGGCATCTCAACCTTAACCGTAAAACCACCGCCTAAACCTTCATCGATAGCTTTATTCAATTTCCTAGTCCTTCTATTATCAATAACTCTTTCACCTGGATTACCCTGGAAACTTACGCTATCAGTTGCAGTTGATCCACCTCTTAAAGTACCACCATTCTCCATTCTTTGAGGCTTATTTGAAGCAATTATTCCAGTTTGAACAAGTCCAGCAGCGCCAGCAGCAGCAGCAAGAGGAATTGAGGCAGGAAAAGGAACTGAGGCAAGTGTTTTAGTAACAGCAAGAGCAGTATTCCCACCAGCAGATAAGATATTATTTCTCCATGCTGCCAGTTCTAATTTATATCTTTTGTCGGCTGATTTTTTCTCAATTTGTTCAATCTTTTTAGCTTTATCTTCTTCAGAAGCTGTTGAATCATTAACAGCTTTAATCTGTTTAGATGTGGCTAAATCTAAATCTCTGGTTCTTTTATTATTAACAGCTGACATAATATCAAAGATGGCATTTGCACCTTGCTGAACAAATCCAACAATTTGATTATTCTTTGCCCTGGCTTCATCAGCCTCTTTTTTATCTGATTCTTGGCGTTTTTTCTCTTCTTCTAAACGGAATCTATCTCTAACTTCTTGAATCTGTAATTGAGTAGTTTCTTCAGATTGAACTATTAACTGATTATTAGCATTTTGTTTTTTAAGCTCTTCAGTCCTTTGTTCACCAGCTCTCTCAATGCTGCTTATTTCTGCCTGTTCAGCTGAGAGAGTAAGTCTCTCTTTTTCGGCTAATACTTGATTAGTAATACCTAATCTTATTGCTGACTGCTGCTTTAACTTATCGGTTCTCTGTTGATCGAATTTATCATTAATGGTTTTTAATTCATTATTAAGATTTTGCTGAATCGCTTTAACTTGAGAGGAGTTTTTGCCGTGGACTTTTGCAACTACATCTTGACGCTCACTGGCTGTTTTTTTAACCTGTTCAATTTCTTGCTCTCTTAAGGATTTACCAAAGAGAAAGTTTTCAAATTCAACAGTTCCGAGAATTTTAGCAGCTTCTTTTTTAGTTTTGATAAACTCTTTTTCAGCTTTTTCTTGGGCCTTTTTTGCTTCTTCTGCTTTCTTAATTGCTTCAGTTTCGGCCTTTAGCTTAAGCTCTGCCTCTTCGGATGCTTTAACAGCCTCTCTCTCTGCTCTGGTCTTGTTTCTAACAGACCTTTGCATGCTGTTTATAGTAGTTGTAAATTGCTCACCAGCACCTAAAAACTGTTTTGTTCTAAGTTCTGCTTCCTGAGTTTCTTTGTTGAATTTTACTGTTTCACCAGTAAGAGCTTCAACCTGTTTTTTAAGAGTTTTAAGTGTGGTTTTGTCACTCTTAGACTTTTTAAGCTGGTTCTCTATTTCTGTAATTCTAATTAATTTGTCTATTACTTTTTGTTCTGCTTCAGCTCTGGACTTTCCGAATTCAACCGATTTATCTCGTGCTTCCTGAGATGCATTTGTAAGTTTATTGATAGCTGCAATTAGTCCAACAGCTGCAATAGTAGCAAGGCCCAAAGGATTAGCAGCAACGGCAGCATTGAAAGCAGTCCATGAAATAGTGCCAGCCTGGACACCTATTGTTAAACCGATGATTGCTGCACTGATTGCAGTAATACCAAGTACTACTTTATTACCTTCAATTATAGATTGGACTACACCAGCAAATACAGATATTCCTTTTACGACTAACGATATAACCGGGCTGAGATCTCTAAACACAGTAACTAAACTCATTTGTACAGTCAGCCATGATTTTTGTGCAGGAAGAAGCTTTTCACCTATCTCTTCTTGAAGATCTCCAATAGTATTAGTAAGACCAGTAATTTCACCAACAGGAGTTTTTGCTATTTCAGAAGCCAGACCCTTGTATTTATTAGCAACTATAGATATTGCTTTACCCTGCTCTAATTGCTCTTTAGTCAATCCTTTAATTTCAGGTACAAACTCAGTAATTCTCCCAGTAATTCCCGAATAAGTTTTAGAGAGATTCTTTACGGCAGTATCCATATTAATTAGACCACCAGAACCAGCGACAAGATCGGCAGAAGCTGTAATTAATTCTTCTATTTGGTCATTTGCAAGGCCCATATTTTTCAGCATTCCGGCATACATAAGAGTTGTTTCGTCACCGATTTTTGCGGACTCTTGAAGCTCATTAGCAAATCTATGGATCTGATCAGCAGTTGCACCAAATGATACTTCTACGAGCCTATTTGCCTTATCTTGCTCTTTGAAAAGTGCAACAGAATCTTTTGCAAATGCGAGGCCTTTATAAGCAAGTCCAACAGCCCCTATAGTGCCAGCAAGTTTTTTCATGCCTTTATCAACAAGGCTGGAAGATTTGACCTGCTTTTTTGCTGACTTGTCAAACTCTCCCATTGTTCCGTTGATTTCTCTCAGCTCTCCGCTATACTCATCAACGAGCTTGTATATTGCTGCAATAGTATCTTGGCTATTTGGCATTGTTCAAAGCCTCTTTTAATTTCCTTGCAGATTCAAGAGATTCAAGATAGATACTCTTTGCGTCTAAATATCTTGTATCAACCTCGTTATAAGGCTTTTGTATATCTGCATTCTCATTGTAAATTATCTCTCTTACAATAGGCTCCATATAAGGCATCAAATACAGTTCTGGATGTCGATAGAATCTGTATACAGTTCCAAATACTGAAACTACGAAACAAGGAAATTCTACCTTTTTGCCCTGAGATAGTCTCTGTGAAGGACGTTCACAACCCCGTAACTCACTTTGAACGGGATCATTCAGGGCTTCGTCAAAAGATGGCATTAACTCCAAAAGCCCCGAATGGTAACTACCTAAAACTATAAATTTATAGTCTCCCAATCTGTTACATTTGATATCTTTAAAAGCCTATTATATACTTCCTCTTTAACTCTCGAAGGTATGGTGTCCCATAGTTCTTTTTTAATATATTTAACATTTCTATTTTCTTTTGAGAATTTAATATGCTTAAGAGTTGATGGGTCCCTATATCCATCTAAACCAATAACATATTTTTGTATGATAGAATAATTTTCAAATCGTGGTGTAGCCTCTTGACACTTTTTAGACAACAAAATGTTATTAGCACTTATTTCATTTATTTCTTCTATTGTTTTGTCTTTTAAGCTAATAGCATCTTCAGAAGAGTGGCTCATGTCAACACCATTCTTTTTACACCACATAACTGCATCGATTTGAGCCCTTTTTACCAGTTGGAGCAATAGAGACTTATCACCATCTGACAGACAGCTCAACGTAAGTCGATACCTATACTCTTCAGGAACTTTAAGCTTATCAAACAAGTCTTTGGGCTCAAAAATGTCAATTTTAGTTTGCTTTTTCCCGTAAATCTCAGATAGTCCAGGGATGTCTTTAACATCCACTTCTTTCTGTTCTGCTGGCGCCTTTTTGCTCATCACTACTCCTCTATGGTTATTAAAAAAGGAAGAGCGTTAACTCTTCCCTTATATTATAAAGACAATGAAAAGCTTTTTAAGCTGCTTTTTCGAATTTAATATCCCCTCTTGGAGTTAATTCGAGAGTAGTAACTGCTATACCATCTACGTTAGTTTCTTCGTACCCACTAATGACACAATTTTCATAAGTATAGTCAAAAACTTGACCTTGGATAATTAAATCTCCAACTGGTGTACCTGTAGAAGCATCACCCCATAAACCGAGAGTCGTAGCACCTGCAAGAATGACAACAGATATTTTATTATCCATATCGGTCATTTCTTGAACTTTTCCGCCCGAAGATTTTGACACATCTTTAGTCGGAGATATAACCGGGTTAGTAGTATGCACAAAAGATTGAACATCTCTCGCGATACCGTCAAGAGTTACAGCAGCACCTAAGAAAACATCATAAACAGCAGTATTTAAAAATGCAGGATCTACAATGTTAATAGTGCCTGATTCGTCTTTAGCTTCAATAATTGCCTGAGTTGTGATATTTACCATAATAGGAGAACCGACTTCTTCAGCCCCTATCGTTATCTCATTCTTAGCCCCTCTTAGCTCCCAAACATCAGCATCAGCAGTTGTTTCGCCACCTGTAGACGAATAACAGCCAGGAACACCAACAGCCATTGAAAGAGTACCACAATCAATATTGCCATCGAATAAAATGTATTTGTCTGTTGCTCCATCAGCGATATGAAAACCAGCAGCCTCAAAGATAGGCCCAATTTCGATATCACCAGTTGCTACGGTCCAATCAGTAGGCTGCATCATGAAAGAAGTCCATGCAACAGATGCGGTTTGTACACCAGTTGGATAGAATCGACCTCTCTTAGATTTACCAACAGCAGGACGGCCAAACTCTGTTAAATTAAGTTCAGGTGCCACCATCTCAACATCATTAATTGGAAATACTGGAACTCCAACAGGATCAATAAAAGTACCATTTACTACCTCAGCAATGGCGTTTGCACCTTTTTTATCGGGAAATAAACTATCGCTCATAATGCCTCCTTAGCACCTGTTTTCTGTATAGCTAATTAAATATGTTACTACTAATTCAGTTGGGAAATATGCACCGCCTGAAGGTAAATCTCTATGGACTGCATTTAAATATTGAATCTTTTTAACACCTTCAGGGCATAATGTGGCCGGATCGATCTCGCCGCAAAACTTTTTTTTGATATCTTCAAGAGCCCGGTCAAGAGCGTCATTTGCAGAGTCTACAATATTTTCCGAAGTATCATCTGTTAAGTTATCAAAATCACTTATAACCCTGCCAACAAATAAAACTATCCTATCGTTTCTGTATTGCCGTGAAGTAATGCCACCAGCATCATCGTTATTTTCTTCAATTGGCGACCCTTTTGGATATTCTATGATAAAAGTTGCATTTGCATCATAATTTTCTTTTACATTTCTGCCAATTTCCCAATTAAAATTAAAATCAGGAGTTGACATTGAGTCAGCTTGTTGATAGAAAATCTCTTTTATTTCTTTCCAACCCATATTATCACCACATCGGTATTGCAGCAACCCTTTTCGATTGCCTGTTTTCAGTGTTAACCATAATAGTTCTAAGAGTAATTTTTTTCTCTTCTGATTTGGCCTGTTCATTCCAATATGTAATTTTATCTTTAAGTGCATCTTCAATAGCAACACCTTCAAGATTTGCTTCTAACAAGTGAAGAGTAAGACGAGCCTCACCATAGCTTATTAAGATATCGCTTGTTGCAAAATCATTGACATCTACAGGTATGTTATCAGGAGTAACGCCACGATCTAAACAAACACTTCTAATATCTCTATCAGTCTGCTCAAGAGCATGGTCTGTTTTTTCAGTGCTTCTTGTAATTACTCTTTTAGCATGTATGTCTGTAATTTTATCCTTATCTATTAACGCCACTTAAAGCCCTCACATATCCAGCCCTTAAAGCCTGTATTGTAAAACTCTTAAACTCATTAGATGCATCAACCATAAAATGATCATGCTGAATCCCACCTTGCCCACCTTTAGAGGTAAAGCTTGGTGCTGAAAATATTGACTTTTGCCAACCTGATCGGGTTCCATCGTGCTGAGCTGCTGCATAATTGAAACCGGATGAGGTTGTCACTAAATCAGGATTGATATAAAATAACATTTCTAATCTACCAACATCTACAGTTGCAGTAATTGCGTTTTCTGCTCTGTTTGTTCTACTGGTAAAGTCGTGGTTCGCCCTGGCATGTTTAGCCATTTTGTTACCACCCTGCTGAAGTGCTGCAGATGCATTTTTACGGATTAATTCAGGGGCTGATTTCGCTTTTTGTTGATGCTTTTTAAAGCCTTTTACTTTAAACATATTATACCCCCAAAAGGCGAGGAGCATTCACCCCCCACCAACCATAGAGAAGAAGTTTTTAGGCTTCTACATCTGCTTTATCATCATTTTTTTCTTCGTCTGCTTCGTCTAAGATTTCCTTTGCCTTTTGAGCCTCTTTAATGGCTTCTTCAAGGGCATCTTCAACCTTAGCACAATTTGCATTCGCTATTTTAGCCTCTTTATCAAGAGCACTCTTTGCTTTATCAAGTTTTACACCGAGATCTTTTTTTTCTTTGTCTGTTTTGGCTTCGTCATAAGCTTTTTCAGCAGCTTCAAATTCTGCTGATGCTTTATCAAGAGCTTTTTTATCAGTTCCAGAATCGAGCTTTTGAGCATTTTCAATATCAGACTCATAAGTTTTCTGAAGCTCAATTACTTTTGAATTTGCTTTGACATATGCCTCTGCTTTAGTTCGGTTAGCCTTGTGTCTTGTCCAGCCTAATCTAAGCCATCCTTTTACATCAATAGGCCAAGGGTTAACGGTTTGAGTTCCCTTATAAAGAGTAACTCTCTCCAATGGCCTAGCTAATTGTTTTTTTTCTTTAGACATTTATTCCTCTTTTTCTATGGGTTTTTAAAAGCCCCTCAAAAGAGAGGCTAATTAATTAACACTTATGCAGTAGCAGCAGCGTTTGTAATTCCATCAACACGATAAGCAGACCTTGGAGCATTAATGATATAGCTCATGATCCACTCAATATCAATCTCAGTATCAACAGCTTCCTTTTTAGGAAAATATGTTCTCATTGGGCCTGATTGAATGCCTTCTACACCATCAGGACCAAAACCAACAACATAAATAGAAGTTGTTGAAGAGGCCTCTGAAAAGTCAAGAATTTCAGCTTGAGAAGCATCTTCTCCAGCGAGAACAAGTTCAGCCCCGGCGAAGAAAGTTGCAGGTTCACCAAAAGAACCAGGCAGCATTTGAATTTGTGAGCCCAAAGTAACATCATTCTTAGCAGCATCAATAATAAGTTTCATTTCAGTACTAAGGAAAACCTTTTTAACCGATCCACGACAACGTACAATTGCCTCTCTTAATTTAGACAAAGAGAGCCCAGCAACTCCGTTATTAATCGTTTCACTTGCTGCAATTCTGGACTGTAAGCCAGTATAAGAACCGCCAGTACCATCGCCTTTGTACCATGCAATATTAAGAGCAATAGCCAAAGCCTTAGTTTTCATTCTCATATCTGTATTTAGTCGATCATCTCCATACATTTCGCGTAGGGCTCTATCGATCTCAATTTTACCACCTGAAATAGTAAGATTTTCAGTAACAGGTGTAAGTATTCCAGAGCTTGCAGTAAATTTATTACCAACTTCTCTAAAACCTGCACTTGGTAGAGTTCCCTCTTGATTAAAAGTAAGAGATCCACCCTTAATAGTTGAGAAAGACAGCCACTGCAAAGCTGGGAATACATCAAGATAAATCTGTACAACGCCAGCTCTTAGAGGGTCTTGTGTTTGTTTTTTATATTCTACCTGGGTAATTCCCATGATAAAACTCCTTTTAAATAATTTATAATTATAACTGTTTTCGCTCTATGGCCTCTATCCAACGTTGAGCGAGGACACTTTCCCCAGTTATTCCGTATCTGCTGGTAACTGCTCACTAATGAATTGACCGAATAGTTCAGACGATGACTTATCACCAACCTCAACAGTTTTCATGCCCTTTTTACCCGCTGGCTTTGTGTCAGTGCCAGGCTTCGAATCCCATTCATCTTTATATACAGTTCTCATTTTTTCTGTAATTTCATCACCAGTGTAAGTGATGCCGTCTTTTTTCCATTGTGGCTTACCATCATCACTCATAGACATTTCACCAGAGTTTGTATGGTTTTCAAGAAGAGAATTTAACAAAGTTGACTTCATGTGATTGCCAACCTTGCCAACTACGAAATCTTTAACTTTTTGATTATTTTCTCTCTTTTTTGCCTTTAGATTGTCAGCTCTTTCGGTGTCTCTTTCGTCTGTGATAGTCTTAATTTGAGTACTCATTGTTTCAACCATCTTCTCCAGCTCTGTCTTTTGCTTTGAGCTGTTATTTTCAAGAGAACTCTTCTCATTCTTAAGGTTTTTATGCTCAAGAGTGAGAGTTTCATGATCTTTTTTGAGAGTTCTTAGTGCTGCTGAATCAGAATCTAAATCACTAAACTCCTGTTTTAATCCATCGAATAAGCCAGGATTCTTTTCAAGGACTGCTTTACCTTCTGCACTTTCGAAAAAACCAAATAGCTTTTTTCTGTGTTTCATTCTTACTCCTCTATGGTTATTATACTCTGTGGGACCATTGCAGGTTTTTTAGTAATTTGAAAACCTCTTCGCTCTAATCCCGTTTGATACTTATCTCTATTGGAAGAGTATTTCTTACCTATAATACTATTCCTCTTTTCTTCGTCTATATTATAAAGGTAATCGTTAACCCTTGCTCCTGAAAATCTTTCATTCCCTTTAATTCTCGGATCACCAAAGCGAATAAAGAGCTTACCGCATAAACAATTAGTGTGAAAAGGAATGTTTATCCCTGCATCTTTAGGAGCTAAACCTTCACCAGCTCCATACATATCTGCCTCAGCGTAACAGTCGCAAATATCAGCTATTTCGTGCCTTGAAGAGAGAACAACCTCAAAGCCCCAAATATCATCATCTTCATGCATTGCACGCTGGAAACTCATTTCATAAGCTCTTGCAAACTCAGTTCTGGCAATGGCTTTATTATAAGAATCAACTTTGCTATTGAGAGCAATGTCTATAGATTTATTTAGTAATCGTTCATCACCTTTTTCAAGAGCATTTAATACATTATCATAGCTTCTTTTTAATCGATCAGAACTTTTCTCAATTCCAGACAACTTATCAACATCAATCCGAGCTCTTCTAATAGCATCTTCTAACTTCTTATCAACAATTCCAGTTTTACGAAATTCTAAGATGGCATTTTGTATTTTTTTAGGTAGTTTAGGGTCTGAAACCTTATCAAATCCACCTTCTTTTAATGATTTAAAGAGAGTTTCAACACTTGATTTTTTAGTGAAGAAAGTATTTAAGGAATCTTTTACTATTCGTTGAGCCTCTTTACTGTGTACGCGATCCGAAAGAGTAGCCCCGTCAAATTCGGTAAAGAGGAAGTATTTCGATGCTTTTTCAGGTGCTATTGATACTACAGTCCCCTTAACGGCTCCAGGTGAAACAGTGCCCATACCTTTATCATATAGGCTCATCATTTCACTTTCATAGCCGATATCTCTAAAAGCTTTGTTCACTGCATCATTGACACTTAAACCTTTTTTAAGATTCTTCTGTATAGCTGTAGCAATATCTCTATAAAGAAGATGAGTCTCACCAACAAATTTACCGAATACGGTTTGCAATAGTGTATTCTGGTCAACTGTTGGCATTATGCAGCATCGTTAATTCTATTATTTGAGTTCCCATCATCAGAAGGTTTAATCTCTTTCATGGTTTCAATTTCATTTAAGAGTTCGCCGATAGTTAAATCTTCATTATCGTTAATAGTTCTGACAATCTTTTTAAGGAGGTCTTTAGAGTTTTCAACAAGGCCTCTATCTTCAAAGATTCTTAATAGGTCACTCATCTCTAAAAGACTTGCTTTTACTGTTGGGTGAAAGCTTGTTCTATAGTGAGTTGTCGCGGTGAAATCACCACCATTATAAACTTTATATTGCTTTTCGTTCCATTCATCCATACCTTTGCAGATCATAGTGGAATGTAGAGAAGCATCATTTACAGGAGTGAAGGTATACATCTTAGCTACACCGCTTTCAGGTGCATTATTATTTCTTGAAACTAAGACACCACCATCAGATAATAATTCAAATAATTCAGCTGTTTTCTTGTCAATAACGGCAATAGTAGACATAATCTTATTTGCATCAGGCGACAATATACCAGCCGTTGCGTTACCATCCATACCATCAATTTTAAGTATGTTTGTGAGTCCGTTTCTTACGCCGTCAATGTCTCCAGTAGTGTAAAATAGATCATGACCTTGTTTTTCTACCAGCCAATCAAGACGAGACCAGGCTTCATATATACTCAAATTAAGCTCTGCAATAGCTTTAGATTTTGGAGTAGGTAGCCAGTTTCTAGGATCTGTACGAGGTGAAGCAAATACGCCCAAAATGGGCATACCACCGAATAGTGTTTCAGTGCTTTCTAATTTCCAGTCTTTACAATTATCGCTTACAAAGATCTCTAAAGTCGTATCAGTCCATCTTAATTTTTCATACTTTTTCTCTTTAATTTTATTGACAAACTCAATCATTGTGAGATTACCGAATCTGTCTGTATCATAATCTGATACTGTATCAGCTTCCTGCATGTATTCGTAGGGTAAACCTTCTTCGCCAACATCCATGATCAAAAATGCAACCTGATCTCTATAAACTGCAGCTAAAACATTTTGATAGAACTGGTTTTTATTCATGCCAGCACCATTAATATTTTTTATGAAATCATGATAAGGGTGGTCTGGCATATCTTCAATATTGCCAACTCCGACAGTGGTTTTAGGCGGAATTTTAAAAACAGCTTCAAATTTCTTATCTACATATCTACGATAATAATTTATGAATACTGATTGTCTGATTCTGGTATGATAAAAATTCTCTGTAGGATTATAATTAAGGTAAGAATAAGCTCTTTCAAGAGTGGTAAATCCTAATAGGTCAACTCTAATATTACTACTGTTTTCAGAGTTGCCAGTGCGCCCACTTACTCCACCCTCTCCGTAATAAAGGTCTTTCAGGAACCTATAAACACAAATCTCTCTGTAGTCCTGGAATATATCAAAACTTTGGGGGACAATAGTAATATCGTCTTCTCCTGTAAGTGCATCTTCTCCATTAATTCCCATTGGTTGCCCTTTCAGCACATGTAATAATGTCTATAATTTCTTCAGGCCGTGACCGTACCATGTAGTCACTAGACGGAGTACAAACCATTGAATAGCCATTACTGTCATTTCTTACGTTTTGAATTGAAGAAGCTAAGATATACCCATCGTAATGTACATGCATCTTATCATCCATATTATCATAATTAAGGTTTTCCTTGACAATGTCGCATACTGGATCAATTAGGTTTAATCTTTCATACTCTGCTTCATCTGTTGTTGTAACAACAACAGTGCAAAACAACCATCCATTCTTTAGGGTTAATTTTGTTTTATTTTCCATGAACAGTACCTTTTTTAATCTTTTTAACTAACGAATACCTTATTGCATCCCAACCATGATTGAACAGATCTATTATCAATGGTAGAACCTCTTCTGTAACCTTATCGACCTTATATTTATAAAGTCTACCTTCTTCTATCATATTATAAAGAGTTTCGTGTATTACTATCTTATCGTATCCACGTAGGTATTTAATCCCCTCTTTTACTCTTTCTTTACCCTTTGATTTTATGTCTAAACCGCACTTTTTAAGGTAACGAATTGAGCCAGTGTCAGAGCAGTCAGCATACAGTGGCCACTCATCAGATGTTGGCACTTCTTCACGATACCATTCTGGCAAATCATCAATATCACCCTGATAAAGAAATGATGCCTTATCAATATAGAGAATATTCTTTTCTTGATCTTCGAAACATCTTGTAATAGTGTTAGGATCGGGGCCAAAACCAAAATCGAGACCATGATAATAAATGCCGTTTTTCGGTTTTAGTTTAGAAATATCTTCAACAAATATCTTACCCCTGAATATCTGAGCATGAGAGTTTTTCTCTGTTTGGCCTTCCCAAACATGCATATAAAGATCAATATCTAGTCGCTTGCATCTCTTTCTTTCATTGTCAAGAACCTTTGGAAACCAAGGATTATCACGCCAATTCATTTCAACAACTAAGAACTCTTCAGGATCTAAATCTTCAGCATCAAACATTTTATTGATTGGGTCTTTATCATCTTTAGGATTCCATGAAAACCAAATCTCTGAAGTCCATATTACATCACCATTATCATCTTTGTCTTCTCTTCTGATTGTTGGAATTAAAGTTTTTAATGATTCTTTTGATATCTTTTCAGCTTCCTCCACCCAGCAATAATCAATCCCCTCTATAGATTTAATATTGTCAAGGTTCCCATTAAGGCCTTCAAATGTAAATTCTGTGCCATTATTGCCCCTAATAGCATCAAGAGTGACTGTGTAAAACCAATCAAGACCCATCCTTTTAATTTGTTTTTTAAGAAGCTTGTGTACTGATTTAGAAATACTCTTTTGAATCTCTCTAACACATAGTACATTTATTTGTTTTCTTGCGCCTAACAAGAGGAGAATAGTTGCAAATGACCAGCTTTTTGCAGATCCGCGACCACCTTTTGCAGCTTTGAACCTTATGTTTTCAGTTGCAAATGGCATCATCTTTTCAGGAAGATCAATCATCTTTGATCTCTGATTTTATAAAGTTGACTTCAATTGATAGATTTTCTTCTTCCTTTTTAACAACTTTATCTTTTTGCTGGAATGTTTCAGGTATCAAATTCTTCAATGCAAATATTATCATTGTTGTGTCAGGAAGCACTCTTTTATTTGTAATAACAGTTTCTTCGTAAGAACCCTTCTTTTCACTGTACCCTTCTTTTGTCCTAGTCTCTTGATATTCATAGACTTTTGTCTTTATATCCATCGAATCAATGCAGTTGTTTTTTATGCGATTATAACGCTCTTCTAAACCGTTTTCCCATGCCTTTTTTAAAGAATTCGAACTTTTCGAATATATTTTGTCTTTTTTGGGGTTGTTTTCTTCAATTAATTGCTTTTTTAATTTAGAACCAGGAAGGCCTTCACCAAGATACTTTGATAGAGTTGGATATGTTACACCAATAGCTTTGCATATGGCTCCCTTTGTGGCTCCAGCTGAAACAAGAGCCTCTATCTTCTTAAGCTGGCTTTTTGTAGGCTTCCAAGGTTTTCTAGCCATTTTTTACCCATTTCTTTAATTCAATTAATATTATAAGATATTTTGAATTAACCATAGAAAAAGGAGAATGTATGAGTGAACACGATTATGACTCTTTAGCTTTAGAATATCGTAACCCAAAAACCAAGGATCGAAGAAGAGGCCAAATCATCAATATTTGTTCTGAGAGATATATGAATAAATATAAAAACAAAGCGAGAGGTGTTGTTGCAAGGGATAGAGAAGATTTCTTTCAGTGGTATTACATCAAAGTGATTTATGCACTGGAAAAATGGAATCCAGAAAAAGGCACTAAGTTTACAACCTTCTTATGCTTATGTCTCCAAGGTACTATGCAAATGTATCTTGATCACGATTTCAAGAAGATGAAGAGAACAGAGCTTAAGAAGTGGGACAATCCGGTACAAATTGTGTTTTTTAATAATTGGGACTACATAGAGAGTAATTATGTCTTGAAGAGTATGATATAAAAAAAGAGAGAAGTGCGGGAACACTAACTCTCTTTAATCGATATACAACTCTTAAAGGTATTACCAATATACATACTTACTCTCTATTAAGCAACTCTTCAATTTTCATTAACAACTCCACCTTCATGCTTATCTCTATGTGGTTTAGCTGTAGCAATTGCAAGTTGAAACTTAAAAACAGCACTCATATACCGACGAATTACTATCAATCTAAGCTGATCTTTCAAAGACCTTCTCATGACTCTTCCCTACTCATCGAACAACCTCAAAACTTCATCAAGAGCCTCAATCTTAGCTTCAAGCTTTTTAGACATATTTTGATATGGAACTTGGCCCTCTATTCTCTTAATTTCTAATAAGGCCTCTCTCTTCATCTTAAAGACCTCAAGCTCAATCATTTTCACATCAACCATTCTTATCCGCCTCAATAAGATCATAAATCTTCTTTAAATTCGGTAATTTTTCACTCTCCTCATCAGGAAGAACAAATAGATGTCTAACATCACTACCATCTTGAAGGTCTTCTAATTTAGGATAAATCTCAATAGCAATTTTATCTTTACCAATGATGCTATTTTTAATAGAATTTACCTCATCCCATGACATTCTTTCAGTTCCAGCCCAAAGAGATATTTTATACCACTTAAAACCATCCATCTCAACAAGAGAGATCTCATAATTACCGTGCGTACCCATCCACATTTTAGAAGGTGCAGCAATTTTTGACTGATTAGGTTTTCTAAGAGGTAAGGTTCTTTCTCTGAATTCGTGTTTCACTACTTCCCCCTCGACATATATCGATAAGTATTATTAGAATTCCACTCTTCCAGATCATTTAAAAAGTTAACATGCTCTTCTACTCCATCACCCCAATCATAAGCCCAAAGATCAACATAAACACTCTCACTTATAAAAGTAGGATAAGGACTATTCTTTTTTCTAACCTCAAGAGTTACATCTATCCCTACAGAAGGGACACGAGCAAGAAAAACATTCCTCTTTAGATCATCCAGCTTAATAGACTTAAATACAATAGGCATATCATCATCAGTCCATAAAGTAGCACAATAAGTATAAGTAGCCGTATCCATATCACCAGGTATCTCAAACTTACACGGAATTAAACTATACTCTGCTTCATTGAAATTATCAATACTCAAAGTAGTGCATCCAACAAACAACAAAACGATTAACAACAATAGATTTTTCATTTTCACCTCAATTTATTAAAGAATTATTAGTACGAATTCAATATACTTTAAGTTTATTGGAATTGCACGATTTATTTTGATTTCTTAAATTTCTCTCTTCTCTTAAAATATCTCCCAACATGCCAACACCCGCAAAAATAACACTTATACACATTAGGCTGCTCTTTAACTCTTGCCATCTTGCCAGACTTCTTAAAGCCAGCTTTCAATCTTTTTAGGTGAACTGTTGCTTCTGCTCTATTTGGATGGCATTCTTTTCCGGTTGTACATTGTTTCATTTAACCTCTGCTTTCATGATGATTTCTCGCTCCACTCGCAACACGCGAAGCGAATGTTATTAGTGATCACAGCTAAACAAGCACTGATCATAGTCTCTTGCAAATTGTTCATCAAATGCTCTTTTCTCATCATAGGTCATTTTTGACTTGATGTCAATTCTTCTTTGAGATTCCATTTTGTTTTGATCTTCTCTACTCAAAGGAACAACAACCTCACCACTACCGCACAACATATCTATTCTTGCATTGTCAGAAACAATACCGCCACTTGCGTATCTTTTAGTCGCTACACTAATTGATTGTAATTTTGCAATCTCCATAGCGGTTGATGCAACTGTTCGCATTGTTGCAAGTGCGGTCTCCATCTTCTTTAATTTATCAAGATGGTCTTTGTACTTGCGATATTCAGATTTCTTTTTTCTTCCTGTTTTCTTAGCTCCCACACCATTCTCTTTCCTTTAAGTTTAGACATAACCGAGCGCGTTGGGGATGACCACGATAAAGCTGTGGCACCCACCACGTCACGGTTATATGATTTTATTTGGATGTTTCCTGCTAAGTTTGCACCCTACTTCATTTATTAGTTTTGACATAGGCTCAATGCTTTCT